CGTCTCCCCTGTTGCCCCAGTAGCGCCCGTAGGCCCAGTGGGGCCCGCCACCGTAGATGTGGCCCCAGTTGCCCCTGTAGCTCCTGTCGGACCCTGAATACCTTGAATGCCCTGGGGACCTGTTTCGCCTGTAGCCCCTGTAGCCCCAGTAGCTCCTGTTGCTCCAGTAGGACCAGCAGGGCCAGGAACAGTAGAGTCGGCTCCAGTAGGACCTATTGGTCCCTGTAATCCCTGTGCTCCTGTTTCCCCTGTGGCCCCCGTTACGCCAGTTGGTCCTGTGGCACCCGCAACACCTGTAGTTCCAGTAGCTCCCGTTGGGCCAAGCTGAGTGTAGGTTACCTGTGTGATACCACAGATAGCAGATGGAGCGGCTGGAACCCCACCAGTAGCGCCTACTGTTTGAAGAGATATGTTTGTGGATTCAGACTGCCAGTATATCTCTATATAATCATTTGCAGCAGTAGATGTACCTACAAAGGTTATAGTTACTGGGATTTCAGACGGCTCTCCAGAGCTTTTTCTTGGCTCTGATGTTACGTGTACAGCTGAGTTAGCGTAGTTGTTTCCGTTTAGTTTTATCCAAAACTCGCTTTCGTAAACAGCGTTGTCGCTATTTGTTACTTGAGCAACACAAGTAAGTGTATATGTCCCTGGATTAGCAATAACTATTTCAGAGTTATTTTGAATTGAAATACCGTTAGCAGTATATGTATTGTTAAATGTTACCGCTTGTGGAGTATTTATAGTGGCGATAGTCTGAGTAGACGAACTATAAAATGAACCATAGTAACCTATTGTTCCTCCAGCTCCTGTAACTCCAGCAACACCAGTGGCCCCAGTAGCTCCTGTTGCTCCAGTAGCTCCTGTTGCTCCAGTAGCCCCTGTAGCCCCAGTTGGTCCAGCCACGGTTGAAGTAGCACCCGTAGTTCCAGTCGCTCCAGTCGCTCCAGTAGGGCCAGCTACCCCTTGTGGTCCTTGTGGCCCAGTCTCTCCAGTAGCTCCAGTAGCTCCAGTAATCCCAGTAGCTCCTGTAGGTCCCTGAACTCCTTGAATACCCTGCGCTCCAGTTTCACCAGTAGCGCCTGTTGCCCCTGTTGCCCCTGTTGGTCCCTGAACACCTTGTATTCCCTGTGCCCCCGTACCTCCTGTTGCTCCAGTAACACCTGTAACGCCGCTTGTCCCTTGAGCCCCAGTCTCTCCTGTAGCCCCTGTAGCCCCTGTAACTCCCGTGGGTCCAGCAATCGTTGATGTCGCACCCGTTGCCCCTGTCGCACCCGTTGCCCCAGTTGCTCCCGTAGGTCCAATCGGACCCTGTACTGTAGATGTAGCGCCAGTGGCTCCCGTAGCGCCAGTGGCTCCCGTAGGGCCAGTATCTCCCTGTACTCCCTGGATGCCTTGTATTCCTTGAATCCCCTGCGCCCCAGTCTCGCCAGTAGCACCTGTCGACCCCGTAGGACCAGTTGGTCCAACTACAGTAGAATCTGCACCAGTGGCACCCGTAGCACCAGTTGGCCCCGTAGCTCCTGTAACGCCAGTCGGGCCTGTAGGTCCCTGAACTGTAGAGTCAGCCCCTGTAGGACCAGTGGGACCCGTGCCACCAGTCTCGCCCTTGGGTCCGGAGACGGCGGGAACCTGTACATCAACTATATTACTTGATGGTACAGATACCTCTACGGATAACTGAGCGGGGGATGTTACCTCTACAATCATTTTAGCTGAGTTCGTTTATTTCTTGCTGGCATGCAGCTATGGCACCATCGTAACCAGACACATCAAAATCCATTTTAACCAACAAGTCTTTTGTAATTAAAAGATGTTGTATTTTTTGGTTCAAGCCATCTATTAACTGTTGATTGCTCATGTTATTCGTATAGATGCAAATTCCAGTTTAACTTATAATCTGCCGAAGTTGGACCTGAAGTTTTCCAACCAAATCCAAACCACATAGAGCCACCAGTAATTCCAAGCCCAGTAAGACCAATTGTATTTAAGGCTGTTATGATACTTGACGAAGTGTCAAGTGTAGACTCAGCAACACCAATACACGTGTAAGTGGACGATGATGTCCCTTCAGAAGCTACGGTTGGGCTATGCCATAAAGACATAAAAAATGTTTGATTTGTTACTGTAGCAGACCCCCAGTTCAAACCTCTTGTGCTCATCTTTATCTCAGAAACATTGTGAGGAACATCCACAAGAGAGCCCTTGATACTGTATGGAATTGAACTATGGGTAGAGGAGTTGGGGGTAGGTGGAGTTCCACCATGATTATAACTTACGAGTTGTGTTAAAAGGCCAGTATTTGCGTCTGAGTAAGACGGACCAAAGGCGGGTGGAGTGTACAAAACATTAGTGGCTGTAGCGGCTACAGCATAAAAACCATTATAACTACTTGATTTTTTTGCTGTTGAAGAGCCAGTAGGCCCGGTAGTCCCTGTGCTTCCAGTTGCCCCTGTAGGACCTGTTCCGCCAGTTGCTCCTGTAGAGCCTGTGGGACCCATTGGTCCTTGAACGGTAGAACTTGCGCCTGTGGCTCCCGTAGGACCCGCTGGCCCTGTTTCACCTTGAACACCTTGATTTCCTGTAGGGCCAATAGGACCCTGGTCTCCCTTCACAGCAGGAACAGAGACCTCTATAATTATGTTACCAGACTCTATGATGCTGGTGGCCATTACACAACGGTTATATCGTCGTTTACAATAAACCCTCCTCTAACAATAGTCTTGTATGTTCCGCTTACAACTGACTGAATATCATACACATATCTCCCAGCAGGAATCTGCTTCATAGTGTTGTGCGAACCAGTTATAGTCACATTGCCGCTGTCATCAACCACAATAGGCTCAAAAGTTAAATTCGTAGTGGGGGCCTGTCCCTCTTCTTGTCTAGTCTCCTTTGCGTCTGGAGTGCTTATAACCACAGGCCCTTTTATCAAGGCTGGTTCCACGGAGGCAGGGTCTTGTACTGGCTGCTCTCTAACCTGCATCAAGAACGTATACCCAAGGGTAGACAATTCCATGGGGACGCCGTCAGAGTCCTTGAGTCTAAGGTTGAGCAAGAACGTGTCACCTTTTTTGCAGACTATGTCAAGCTTGTCGGCTGTGTCTAATGTAACCTTGTTGGCCATTATATTATGTTTGATTGTTTACGCTGTTCTATAAGCTTTGACTGTTCTATTGCCTGCTTCGTGACCCTCTCATCCTTTCTGTTTTCTTTGAAAACCTCTATCTTTTCCTTAAACTCTTTGTCGTCTGTCTTAAAGCCAAGCATGGCCTGGGCCTTAAGCATCTCAATCTGCATCCTGTTCTGATGTCTTACAGACTCTAATTGAGCTTCAAGCTGAGCCTGCAACTGCATCTTTTGAGCTTCAATCTGAGCCTGCATCTGCATCTCTTGCATCTTAGCCTGTGACGTTGCTTGAGCGGACTGCTGTTGCACCTGGGCCTGCATCTGTGAGTTCTGCATAGCCTGTTCCTGAAGTCTCTTCATACGCTTCTTGCGACGAGCAATCAACAGCATCTCAGCCTGATTGACGTCTTTCATGTTGCGTATAGCTATGGCGTCCTCTATATCGAGTTCTTTCTGCTGAAGAGAAATCTGTATGTTTTGCTCCAGATACTGCCTGTCCTTGTCCTCCATGTCCTTCACCACCTGCACCCCGAAGTTGTACATGGGCAGGTCGCTAAATGAAGACAACACCCTCATGTTCTCCTTGCCTATGGCATTTTCATAAACTCTGAATATGACAGAATCAATCGGGAGTATCTGGATACACTTGACGACATCCTCACACACCTTCTTGAACAGAATCATAGAGGCGTTGGTTATGTCGTATATAGCATTGTTGGCTGCGGCCAGGGCCTGCTCTCTTACGCCAACAAGCGCCTCACCTTTAGGAGATGAAGCATCCATCACCTCATTGATTCCAGTCACATCACGAATCATCCTCAGGTAGTGATTGTATATACCTATGAGTTCGTTGATGTTTCTGATGCTGTTGCCAATCTCTCGAATCGGCGGGTTCTGGAATCCCCCTTCAGGGTTCTTGCTTCTGTAGTAGAACACGCCAGTCTGCTCGTAGATGTCGTGCAGGTCGAGGGGTTGTAGTTCACCACCCTTACCAAGCTGTACGTTCTCAAGACCCTCAATGTCTATGATAAGTCCGTCGGGCTTTGCCTTGGCTATGGCCTGCTGTATCTTTAGGTGTGTAAGCTGCAACATGTCAGCAAACCCTATACAGCTATCCACCATGCTTTTCGGCATCATCTGCATAAAGTTGGTGGAGATAGCAGAATAAGACATACGCGCCTTAGATATGTCGTGTACGTTCTTTGGTATGTTGGTGACCTTTCCGTACCCAAACAGGTAGTCGTCGCAGTCCAGTATGTAGCTGCCGCCGTAAACGGTGGCTATGGTCATCATGTGTGGCGTACGCTCGTACACGCTACCAGGTCTTTCCTTGTACTCAAACCCTTTGTAGAAGAAGTTCATATTACCGTACCTGCTCTCCTTCTCCTCAAAGTACATGTTGTCAACTGAGATAAACTCAAAGTCAAGGACATCTACCATGTACTCGTCGTAGCCGTATATGTTCTTTTTGAGCCTGTCGTCGTATTTGTACTTGTCTATGTTGGAAGGGTCATTGCCAGTCCTGTTTCTAACCTTATTGGCAATTTTTTTCAGCGTCTCCTCGTCAATCTCCCCGTTAGATATTCTTCTAAGTTCATCTATAGATATTCTCTTTATGCTTCCTGCATAGATGATGTCATCAAAGTTTGGGTCTTCTGTGTAGCTATGGACGAATCTCGAAGGGTCTATATACTCTAGGGCTATACCTGTATTGGGGTCGTTTCTACGTTTTACTACGGCCATGCCTATAGAGGCAAGGTCATTGACACACCTGCGGTACGTGCCGTCGTTAAAGTTGTTCCAAGACAGCGTCATGTTGGTGCCTATCTGAGCAGCAATCTCCGCATCTGTCTTTATGTTTGTCTCAAGCAGTATCTCGGATTCCTCAAGGGTTTCTGGAAGTTGCTCCGGGTCTATGTCAAGCACAACGCCTGTCTGTTGCTTAAGCTGTATAAGCCGCTCTCTGGCTTCAACCTGCATCTGAATCCTTTTCTTCTGCTCGTTTTTTTCAGAAGAAGACAAGGGGTCTACGGCCTCAAGATTTGGGTATGGGTCTCTCGAAAGAATCTTGTTAACCACAACCCGGACAAACTTTGGCAGTATAGGAACTGGGGTAAAGTCTATGTTCAGCAGACTGCCGTCATTGTTGTTGGGGTCAAGGGTGTGAAGCAGTTGCTTATAGATGGAGGTGTCCTGCGTTCCGTTTGCGTAATTTCTTGAACGCTCGAACGTAGAGTTTCTCTTGGAGAACAATGATTTTGTATCATTTATCTTCCCCCATTGAGACTCTATAGCTTTTGCATACTTAATACCGTACTCCTTGGTGGCCTTTACAGAGGCGTCTGCCAAAGGGTCTGGAAATCCTCCTGTGTTCTTGTTTTCTTTATTGTACATTACGGCAGAGCGTATACTGCGCTATAACACAATATAACTCTGCAAATATAAATAAATCAACCCATGACCCTGTATCTACGCACAAATCTCTTGTCCTCAAATGACGTCACTGGCTTTTCCTTTGCTTTTTGGGCTGCAAGGAGCGCCAGACCGGAACTTATGGTCAAGTCAAACTTAGTGCGCTTGTCAATCTTAAAACCAATCCAATCCTCCAGGGTTCTGTCGAAATACATCTTCCCCATCTCCCCGGTCTCGTAATTTATCCCAACGTAGTTGTGAACGTAAGATTCTATGGCCTGGGCGTGTGCATGGATTATGTCCTGTGAGTTCGATGGAATCCCCTTGGTCTTCACGCTAGCGTTAGACCCGGAAATCTTAAGGTGCTCAGGTCTGTCCATGATGTACCCATCGTATCCCCTCTGTTCGAAGTATCTGACTATACCGTACTTGTTGTTTTCTATCAGCAGCGGGTAGCCATAAAAGAAGGCGCACATAAGCACATCCTCGTAGAATATCTTGGCCATGTCAGGACGAGAGGCATACTCCACTACAAACATGTTAGACGGCCTATTCATGGAGAACTTGTTGTACATGTGGAGGGCCCCCTTAGAGCCCCTTCCGTCTACGGTGGCGTCGATGTCATAGGAGTCAACTCCGCCGCACCCATAGTCAGAGAACGGGGGGACGCGTTTCCCATGGGCCTCTCTTATCACGTTTCGCTCTTCATTAGGGGGCATCCAGCAAACCCTGAATCTTCCGTTGACGTTAGGAGAAAACACTACCTTCTTGTCTTTCTCCTCCCATATAAAGTTGCCCTGTACAACGGGGTTGGGGTATAGTTCCTGGTTGTGCTCTATCTGCTCGTAAATCTTTCCTACGTTAAATATGCTACCCGAGATACTGTCTCTAAAAGCTTCGTCTTCGTTGAACGGGAACTGCCTGACTATCTCATTCATTTCTGAAGAGTCATGTTTCATGCTCTCTCGCTCGTTACGTAGAAAGTCTTTCGCGCCTATAGATGTCTGTCCACCATCTAAAACATCTACCTCCGAATCTGGTGTTTCTACTATAGGGTTGCCATAGGTGTCAAAGAAGCCTTCCAGGGCGTCGTAAGCCGGGACAAAAATCTTGTACAATCCGCTCTTGGTCCTTCCGTTGGCGTTACGTTCAAACGGGTTGCTGTCTTCCCACAATTTCTTATACTGTTCACCCCCGTTCTGCATGGGGTTAACGGTGCTGCCAACCAAGGCCTTTCCTACAATCTTCTTACCAACAATAAGACACGTACGCTCTATCCTCCACGCCTCTCTGATGTCGGACGGAGCCTCCCATTTCCCGGCCTCATCCAAGTACAACAAATGAAGCTTTTCACCGTCATATGCGTTGTTAGTGGTGTTCTTCCAGTTGATTATAGTGTTCAGGGCATCTCCAGCGTACGTGCTCTTGTTGCTCTTTGTTATCCTCTTAGACGGCTCTCTAAAAGCCAACTCCATCCTTGGGTTGGTGGTACCGTCTTGAATAGGCTTGAAGAAGAACGGGTAGTTTGTGAAAATCTGAACCACCTTCTTCATGAAGATGTTCTCCTGGGCGTCTTTACCAGTCTTGGACTGTATGCCTATCGTCTTGTCCTTGACCTGAGTTCCCTCGTCAACAAGGATAGAAGAGCATATGTTGGTGTAACCAGAACGGCGACACTTAGTATAAAGCTGACCAACACAACGCTCGT